CATGGTTTGGTTGGGAAGTTAGTAAAGTTGGCCCAGTAACTGACAAAGGTCTTTACGATCAAGCTAAAGGTTTTAGTGAAAATATTTCTAAAGGAAGTGTTAAAGCTAAACATGGCGAAGATAAACCAAAGGACCAAGCTAGCATTATATAATTCCTTCGGGATATGTGCACAGTGTGGGCCGAAAGCGAGAGTGGACGGCCCACATAGACAGTTATTATGGAAAGATACATAGAATATTTTAACGGATACAGAAGTGCCTATGGTGTAGCTGACTTCAGTCACCAGGATTCTAAAATAGATCCTGAGACAGGTAAAAAGAAACCTGTCTACAGGTGGAACTTTGAAGAACTTACTAAAGATATTTATCAACAACACTTAGATGGTAAACTATCTATTGGTATACAACCATGCACAGAAGATTCAGAAGTTAGATTTGGTGTCATAGATATAGATCCAAAAGACTATGCTGACTTTAACAAAAAAGATTACATAGAAATCATACAACAATACGAATTACCTTTACTACCAGTCGAATCTAAAAGTGGTGGACTACATTTATTTTTATTTATGGATACATTTACAGATTCTAAAACTGTAAAATCTTTTCTTACAAATTTATTATCTTTGTTTGGACTCAAACAAGACACAGAAATATTTCCAAAACAAACACAGCTAACAAAAGATAGTGAGACAGGTCAACTACGACCAGGACAGTTTATAAATCTACCATACTTTGGGGAGGAACGTAAAGCTTTGAACGTTGATGGTACGACGTTTACACTAGATCAGTTTATGAAAGTGATCAGTGCAAACCTGGTTACAAAAGAAAGACTGAAAGGAATTACAGAAGAGATCGAAACAAAAAGTATGGAAGGTGTGGATGAGGAATTTACAGAAGGTCCACCATGTCTAGCAGCAATATCTAAATTATCTAAGAATGAAAACTTTGATGGCAAGGATAGGTTTATGTACAACTACCATGTCATGGTTAAGATGAAATACCCAGACAATTGGCAACAGAAAGTTATGAACGCACCAGTAAAATATTTTGCTGGCATACATGCAAACGCGTGGGATCAAAAATTTTTAAATCAAAAAGTAAAATCATGGAATAGAAGTTCTAAAGGTTATACCTGTACACAAAGTCCACTGAGTGAGAATTGTAAAAAAGGTATTTGTGTTAAGAAAAAGTTTGGAGTCTTGGCAGGATCAAAAGGTTCTTATCCTGTATTGACAAACCTAAAAAAGATAGACCTGGATCCAGAACCTGAGTACGAGTTTGATGTAACAAAACCAGATGGTATTGGTACAGCGACAGTGCACTGCAAGAATGTAGAACATTTAAATGATCAACGTAAAAGACGTAACTCAATATCAAAAGCTGCAGGATTCTTACCACCACTAATTAAAAACGATGAAGAACAAGCTGTGATGGATGCACTATATCAAACACAAAAGATCGTACAGCCACCGGTAGGCACATCACCCAAAGAAAAATTACATGACGTTATACATGCAAAGATACATGGACCAAAAGCTACAAGCGATGCTGCATTTAAAACTGGAGCTGTGTTAATGGAAGGTGAGTATGCTTTCTTTAAGTTTGATAAATTTTATGACAAACTAAAAGCAAAGAATTGGAAGTATAGTGAAGATAAAACAGGACGTATGATGCAGGTGTTATATCAAGAATGTGAGATAGAATTTTTAGAACAGAAAAGGTTTCCATCAAAAAAGGCTGGTGAATATAATTCATCAACAAAAAATATTATACAAATAAACGTGAAAACATTTGAAGAGGTGCCTATCCACCACACACCAACAAAACATAAGACGGATATAATATAATGAAATTTACATCAGAAGATAATTGTTCTGCAATCTATATTAGATTTAGAAAAAATAATTATACTGTCCCTACTTATGTCGGAGAAACAAAGAAATGTTTTGGAGGTAGACCTTTTAGAAAAAATGCACGAGGAAATGATTGGCAAGGAACTTGTAAATATAAATCTATTTACATTTTAAAATGTCCAGAAGATCGTTTGTTAACAAGAGAGGCTTATTTTGTTTTACATAATCTTCCTATATTTCAAAGAAAACAATTATCCAGATATTTAAAAAAAGCATGGCATCTTTTAAAAAAAGAAAAATTAATTGAGGTGTTAAGATTTATGTTTAAACCAGAAAATCATTCTAAATTAGATTGGCAAAATATAGATAGTTGGATAAGTGCAGTTGAATCTTCAGAAACAGAAGAAGATTTACATATAAATTTTAAAAGTTTTATAAGGTATTACAATTTATGATTAGTAGAAAATTATTCGGGCCTCCGGGAACGGGGAAAACAACAAAGCTATTGAAGTATGTTAAAACATTTTTAAAACTAGGAACACCTATTGATAAGATAGGATACTTTGCATTTACAACCAAAGCTGCAAACGAAGCTATCGACAGAATGCTAGACTATCACACAGCCTTTCAAAGAAAAGATCTCAAACATTTTAGAACATTACACTCTCTTGCTTTCAATCAATTGGGTATGAAGAAAGCCCAGGTCATGCAGGATGAACACTACGAAGACATAGGCAAAAAACTAGGTATAGAGGTTACGGTGTATTCTAATGGCGAAGAGTCTACAGGTTTTATAAATTCTGATAGTGAATACTTTAATCTAATTAATGCAGCCAGAATAAAAAATATTACGATTGAAGAAGAATACAATACAGACATGTACTCACAAGACATGGACAAGAGATTATTAAAAATTATTTATGATGAGGTACAAAATTACAAAGATGCTTATCAATTAGTAGATTTTACAGACATGATAGAAAAATTTATTGTGTCCAAATTGTGTCCAAAATTTGACGTAGCATTTGTAGATGAGGCACAGGATTTATCACCCATACAGTGGAAAATGTTCAATATTATCAAGGAAAATAGCAAATATGTTATACTAGCAGGCGATGATGATCAAGCAATTTATGGCTGGGCAGGCGCAGATGTAAAAAAATTTCAGCAAGAAATTTCAAAAAAAGACATAATTTTGCCACAATCTTACAGGGTTCCCCAAAATGTACAGCACCTGGCAGATAAAATATTAAAATTAATTCCTGACGATAGAAGAGTACAAAAAAATTGGAAAGCTAGAACAGAACAGGGGACAGTAAATTATATTTATAGTCTTGAAGATGTGCCAATAGATAAAGGCAATTGGTTGGTGTTAGCGAGATACAATGACAAACTAAATAGACTTAAACCTTTTTTAAAAGAGCGGGGTATTTATTTTGAATACAAAGATCGAAAAAGTTACAAGGTAACCTTGTTTAGAACCATTCTAAACTACATACGATGGCAGAAAGGTGATGACTTATCTTTACCAGAAGTAAAAGATATATTTGAATATACTAGCACCAAAGAAGAATTAACAGAAGAGAGAATGTATAATCTTGAAGAGTTTGGTTACGATAAAAATATACCCTGGTACGATGAGTTTACCTCTGATTACGAAGAGTGTTTATACATACGAGAAATGTTAAGTAACAAAGAAGAATTAAGAAAGGACCCAAGAGTAAAACTATCTACGATACATTCTGCAAAAGGTGGTGAAGCAGATAATGTATTATTGATATTAGACAACACAAAAACAATACGAGATGCACTAGAGAAAAGTTCTGATAAACAAGATGAAGAACACAGAGTATGGTATGTAGGTGTGACTCGTACAAAACAAAATCTGTATATCATGGCAGCAAAAAAGGAGGATCAAGGTTATGACATCGAAAGTTTGGGATAAACAACACGGAGGATCACATTATCAAAAATATAAAATACAGCCAAGTAAGTTTGTAGTAGAGAATGAATTGCTATATCCTGAAGGTTGTGCTATAAAATATATAATAAGACACCGTGATAAAGGAAAGAAGGAAGATTTATTGAAAGCAATACACTTTATAGAAATGATTATTGAGAGGGATTACAGTGAAAATTCCTAAGTTTGAAGCACAGACAGAGTGGGTAAAACCTACTGAGTTTCCAGACCTACGTGATGTAGATGAGATAGCGATTGACCTGGAGACAAAAGATCCTGATTTAATTAAGAAAGGATCTGGTTCTGTTATAGGTAATGGAGAAGTTATTGGTATTGCTGTAGCCACAAAATTTTACAAAGGTTATTTTCCTATTGCACATGAGGGTGGCGGAAACATGGACAGGTCCAGAGTATTAGAATGGCTTAAAGATATACTTGAAGCACCATCAACTAAAATATTTCACAATGCAATCTACGACGTATGTTGGTTGCGAGCAATGGGATTTAAAATAAATGGTGATATAGCCTGCACGATGATTGCATCAGCATTGACTGATGAGAATAGATTTAGATACGATCTTAATAGTTTATCATGGCACTATCTTGGTTATGGTAAGAACGAAGCTGCACTTGCAGAAGCTGCAGAAGAGTGGGGCATAGACCCAAAATCAGAAATGTACAAATTACCTGCAATGCATGTTGGTGCATATGCAGAGCGAGATGCTGAAGTTACACTAGGACTTTGGCAAGAGATGAAGAAAGAAATTATTAGTCAGGACCTGGAAGATATATTTGATTTAGAATCTGATTTGTTTCCATGTCTTGTTGATATGAGATTCAAAGGTGTGCGTGTAGATGCAGAGCGAGCTCATGCAATGAAAGCAGAATTAATTGCACAAGAAAAAGAATTATTACATAAGATAAAAGGTGAAACAAATATTGATACACAGATATGGGCAGCAAGAAGTATTGCAAATGTATTTGATATATTAAGATTAGAATATCCAAGAACAGATAAAACAGGAGCACCATCATTTACAAAAAATTTTTTACAAGAACATTCTCATCCTGTTGTAAATATGATTGCACAGGCAAGAGAGATTAACAAAGCACATACAACATTTTTAGATTCTATTCTTAGATACGAACATAAGGGTAGAATACATGCTGAGATAAACCAACTCAGATCACAAACCGGGGGCACGGTGACTGGTAGGTTTTCCTACCAGAATCCAAATCTACAGCAAATACCTGCTAGAAACAAAGATCTTGGACCTAAGATAAGGTCATTATTTATACCAGAGGAGGGCCATAGATGGGGTGTATTTGACTATTCTCAGCAAGAGCCTAGGCTGGTAGTGCATTATGCTTCTTTGTACAAACTACCATCTGTTTATGATGTTGTAGATTCTTACAGCACAGATTCTAGCGCAGACTTTCACCAGACCGTAGCAGATATGGCTGACATACCTAGATCCCAGGCTAAAACAATTAACCTTGGATTATTTTATGGTATGGGTAAAGCTAAATTACAGGCGGAGTTAGGTGTAACAAAAGAAAAAGCTGCAGAATTATTTAATACATATCATTCACGTGTACCATTCGTAAAACAACTTATGGATAAAGCATCTAACAGAGCACAAGATCGTGGTCAGATACGAACACTGTTGGGTAGACTGTGCAGGTTTCACCTATGGGAACCTAATAGTTTTGGTATGCATAAAGCTATGACTCACGAAGATGCACTCAGGGAACATGGACCGGGGATCAAGAGAGCTTATACATACAAAGCTCTTAATAAACTAATACAAGGATCAGCTGCAGACATGACTAAAAAAGCTATGTTAGAGCTATACAAAGAAGGTATCATACCACATATACAAATACATGATGAATTAGATATATCTGTACAAGATGAGTCACATGCAAAAAAAATAATTGAAGTGATGGAGAATGCTGTTACATTAGAGGTCCCAAATAAAGTTGACTATGAACATGGGGACAACTGGGGTGAAATACATGGATAACTATGGCTTACTTAAATGCAAACATACCAGTAACTTATGCCCAGATAAGGAGAGAATATTTATATGATCTTAAAGCTCATCATGGCGAAGTTGAAGACTGTGTGGTTTTCGGAATTAGTGCGATCACTGGTCGTCCGATTTTGTTCCACGCAATTATGGAAAATGGTGCAGTCTTCTACCGTTTACCAATCTCTGCTTTCATACAAAGAGGCTTTAAGCCGGAAGAAGTTCCTCAACGTAGGTTGGATGAGTTGGAGTTATGGAATTGTTTTAGTTATTATCCTGCTGTTACTTCTTGGGACATCCTAGATGGGCAATCCGGTAAATATATTGGTAAAGATAAAAAATGGCACTGTGGCGCTTATTTATTTACTGTTGATTTTGCACACCCAGAGAGTAATATAGTGGACACTGATCATTCAGAAATTCCGCACGAACATAAGTGCGCTCACATAATGGCCCTAGATGATGGAAATTATGCAGCACAACCTAACAATAGAATTATTTGGGATATTCCTTCTTTTACTGTTAAGGATAATATCCCGGATTGGAAGGTACAAACTTCTGAATGGAATGTTGAGGACACGCGTAAATGGAGAACCGAAGATACGGACAACTTCTTTTACGAAATTGAGGAGAAAAAAAATGATTAAAAAAATTAAAGATAAAATTAAAGGGATATGGAACAAATTTGTTGCATGGCTTTTTAGTTGGCAAAAGTAAATGAGTAAAAAACCGCTCAACATATCTGAAGAGGCAGCCGTGCAAATGCCTATGAAGACGGTTGCCTCACTCATAATAATCGTCGCTCTTGGTACAATGGGCTATTTTCAAATTATAGAACGTCTTAATGTTGCAGATACTCGTATACAGATAATGGAAAAGGATCTAGAGGAGAATACAGAGTTTAGAATCAAATGGCCACGGGGTCAACTTGGTTCGCTTCCTGCAGATTCCGAGCAGTTCATGATGATCGAAGATCTTTATAAGACCACGGATAAAATTAATAAACACGTTGAAGATATGGCATTAAACAAAGTAAACATACAATTTTTAAGAACACAAATGGA